AGCCAACATCGTAGCAATAATATATAAAAAACCAGATCATTTACATACATATGATTTAAAATTAGATGATTTTTCTATAAACACCTGGAAAGTATTTTGGAGTATTGCTAATGGAGTAATTATACAAGAAAAGAAACAAGTTTTAGACGATATAACTATAGGATTATATTTAGGCAAACATCCAAAATTAAAAGAAAAATACGAAGAATATGGTGGATATACAACAATTGAAAATGCTAAAACATATGTAAAAGAAGAAAATATAGATGGATACATACAAGAGTTAAAAAAATGGAATACAGTAATTAAATTACTTAAGATGAAGTTTCCTGTTGCAAATAGATTAAAAGATTTCGTAGATATGAAAGTAGAAGATATTTATAATGAATACGAAGGCATTATTAATCATATATTTGTTAACGCCGATTCAGATGTAGAATGCCATAATTTATGTGAAAATATAAATAAATTAATTGATAAATTAGATGCCGGAGAAAATGTAGGAATGCCATTGTATAATTCACCTATTTTAAATAAAGAAATAGGTGGGAATTTAGACGGGAACATAACTTTATTGGGAGCATTGAGTGGTGAAGGAAAAACTACAATTACATTTGAATGGATAGTTCCGCAAATAATTAAATATGATGAAAAATTAGCAATAATCATAAATGAACAAGACGTTTATGATTGGAGAAAGCAATTAATTATATGGGTGGCAAACAATATATTTAAAGCAGATTTTTCTAAATATAGATTAAGAGATGGAAAATTCTCACAAGAAGAAAAAGAATTACTAAAAAAATGTGCCAATTGGATAGAAGAAAAGAAAGACAATAAAAATATAACTATTATACCATTACAACGATATAAAGTTAATACTGTAATAAAAATAATAAAAAAATATGCTAGTTTGGGTTGTAAATATTTTATATTAGATACTTTTAAACTTAATACAGATATAAAAACAGATTCATGGCTTGAAATGATGTATGATTCGGTAAAAATATACGATGTTATAAAACCAAGCTGTAAAAATGTTTTTATGTGGATGACTTATCAACTATCTATAAGTAATACAAAAACAAGATATTATACAAATGATTGTATAGGTAAATCTAAAGGTATAATAGAAGTAGCAAGTACCAATATTATGATTAGAAGACCGTTTGATGATGAGTACGAAGGTAGCAAACGAGAACTTACTTGTTATAGATTAGAAGGCAAACAGGGAAAAACAAGAATACCTTTTAAACTAAAAAAAGATAAATATTATACAATAATTTTTATACCTAAAAATAGATTTGGAGCAACCGGAGAATTTCAAATAATTGCTGAACATAATTTATCAAAAAATACATATACTGAAATAGGCATTTGTAATGTTACACAAGATTTTTAAATAAAAATAATTTTTAAAGGTAAATTAATGAATACATATGAACTTAAACAATTTATAATTGATAATGGAAAATTAAAATATGTATTAGAAAAATTAAAATGCCATAGTATAAGAAATTATACAAAAGAATTAAGAGCAGGAATACCTGCTCATAATAATAAAACAGCATTAGCAATAAATAAAGAAACATTATCTATAAAATTATTTCAATCTGATAATAATATTGTAAGAGGTGATCTACTAACATTAATAATGCATTTAAAAAATATTACATTTCCTGCCGCTAATAAATATCTACATGAAATATTAGGTATTAAATATACTAAATTTAATATAAAAACAAAAGATAAAATAAAAAAAGACCCACTTGAGATATTTACACAGATAAGGAAAAGGCATAATACTCCTATTAACGCATACGAGTTCGAACTACATAATGAAGATATATTAGATGATTATATACCATATACACATATAACATGGTTTAGAGAAGGTATTATGCCTTGGACATCAGACGAATTTGCAATAGGATATTCACCAGAAAGAAAACGTATTATTATACCTCATCGTTATTGGTGTGGAAATAAAAATGATTATTTAGGAATTTTTGGTAGAACTACTGTTGAACACTATGAATTATTTGATATACCTAAATTTATAGGTATCAAACCTTATCCAAAAAGTATGAATTTGTATGGTTTACAAGAAAATTATGAACATATACAAAAATTTGGTTATGTTGTAGTATTTGAAGCAGAAAAATCAACTCTTAAAAGACATAGTTTGAACGATAAAACATGTGTATCTATTTGTTCACATGAACTTTCAAACGAACAGGTAAAAATACTTATTGGATTAGATGTAGAAATAATTATCGCTATGGATAAAGATATTTCTATTAATCATATACGAAGTATGTGTAATAAATTCTATAACATAAGAAACATAAGTTATATATATGATAAATGGGAATTATTAAAAGAAAAAGATTCGCCGGCAGATATAAAAAATAAATTCTATCAATTTTTATTAAAACATAGGATTGTTTTTGACGAAAAAGAAAGGAAAAAATATCTGAATGAGAAAAACTAGTGAAGAAATTGAAATTATTAAAAGAAAACATAACGTCGAAGATTTATATAGCTGGAGTAGATATAATTGCTACAAAACTAGTCCATATGAATATTTTCTTAAATATGTAAAAAAGACTCCCGAAGATAGACATGATGGGATCTATGGAATTTCAGGCAACGTATGTCATAATATACTGGAAAAATATAGTAATAACGAAATAAAATATGAAGATATGATTCGAGAATACGAAGATGAATTATTTAATATGACAACTGCCGAATTAAAATATTGCAGAACTGATAAAGAAAAAAATGATAAAATTGCTAAAAAATACGAAGATTGTATAAGACATTTTTTTAGAAACTATCAACAGACTCCAAAAAAAGGTGTTACAGAAAAATTTGTTTTAATAAAAGTTGGTAAATATTTATTTCAAAGTTATATTGATTTTATGCATAAAGAAAAAGGAATATTATATATTACTGATTTTAAAACCTCAACAATATACAAAGGAAAGAAAATTGATAAAGAAAAGGGACAATTATTATTATATGCCGAAGGTATTAGACAATTAGGTGTACCACTAGAAAACATTATAATTAGATGGAATTTTCTAAAATATGTGACAATAGAAGTACCACAGTTAAATACAAAAATAGTATCAAGAAATATAGAGAGAAGTGAAATAGGATCAAGTTTAAAATCAAATGTCGAAATGTGGTTAAAAAAATCTGAAAACAACTATACAACAGATGAAATTAATGATATAATAGAAACAATGATAGCAACAAATACCATAGAATACTTACCAGAAGAAATAAAATCAAAATACGAAATAAAAAATTGTTATGTTGAGATACCATTGTCTCAAGAGATAATAAATGAATTATTAAATGAAGTAGTTGATACAATAGATGAAATAGTTAAAAAGGAAAAAGAATATAAAAAAACTAAAGATGATAATATATGGGATGAAGAAATTACAGATGAAAATTCATTTTATCACAATGAACTATCGGGATATAGCACTAAATTACATAAACCGTACAAAAGATATATGGAAAATAGAGAAAGTAATTGGAATAATAAAAATAAAACAAATGATGAAAAAGAAGATATGAGTTGGCTTAATGATTTATAGGTGGTGGGAAAGTGGGAAATTATACAGTATACCATTTACATGATGATACAAGCAATTGTAATGGATATGCAGATTCATGTTCATCATATAAAGAATATATAAAATTAGCTAAAAATCAAGGAATGACTTCAATTTCATTTTCAAATCACGGTGGAATTTATGATTGGGTAAAGAAAAAACAAGATTGTGATAAAGCTAAAATCAAATATATTCACGGTACAGAATTATATCTTTGTGAAAAGTTTGAAGATAATGAAAGAGGTTATCATGTATGTTTATATGCTAAAAATTGGGATGGCGTAAAAGAACTTAATACTTTATTATCTTTAGCAACTTCTAAAGGAAAACTTGAAGATAATTCTGATAGACATTTTTACTACAATCCAAGAATATCACTTGATGAATTAATGAATACAAGTAATAATATAATAATAACTTCAGCTTGTTTATATTCTATATTATGGATAAAAAGAGATGATAAAGAATTAGTAAATAAAATATTAAACTGGATGAGTATTAATTCAGAAAGATGTTTTTTAGAAATACAATACCATAATTGTGATGATCAAAAATTATATAATAAATTATTATATAAATGGAGTAATCAATATAATATTCCTTTAATTGCCGGAACTGACACTCATTCTTCTAGTGCATATAAGGCAGAATGTAGAAAAATATTACAAAAATCTAAAGATAGTTATTATGGTGACGAAGATAGTTTTGATTTAACCTGGAAAACGTATGATGAATTAGTTAAAGCTTTTAAAATACAAAATGTTCTACCGGAAGAAACGTATTTACAAGCTATTGAGAATACAAATAAATTTGCTGATATAATAGAAGATTTTACATTAAATAAATCATTTAAATATCCTAATTTATATGGGGAAAACGCTATTAAAATATGGCAAGATACAATTGTAAAAAAGTTTAATTATAAAAAGAAAAATAAAATAATTGATATTACGAAAATAAAAGAATATAAAGCAAAAATAAAAGAAGAATTTGAAGTAATGTCTAAACAAAATATGGAAAGTTTTATGTTGTTTAT